CCAATCTGTTCAATTGAAATCAAAACTGCGTAATTAATTACGTTGTTTTCTTGGGAGGCGAGGTTAACACAGACAACTCGCCTCTCATTCAATCTTTAATTAAAAAAATTTATTTATGACAACTACAGTAACAACTAAACTTGAAGCAATTAATGTAATGCTTACAGCGATAGGAGAAAGTCCTGTTAACACAATTACATCTTCAACAACTACTGATGTGTCTATTGCAATTCAAATATTAGATAATGTATCTAGAGAAGTTCAAAGTGTTGGTTGGCATTTTAATAGTGATAAAAATTACAAGCTAGTTAAAAACACAGTAGGAGAAGTTGAATTACCATCAAACTGTTTAAGAGTTGATAATTCAAGTAAAGATGCTGATTTAGATTTAGTAGAAAGAGCAAGAAAACTTTGGGATAGAGAAAACCACACTTATATTATTAATAAAGATGTTAGAGTTGATATTACTTGGTTTTTAGATTTTATAGAATTACCTGAAACAGCTAGAAGATACATAACAATCAGAGCCGCTAGAATATTTCAAGATAGAATGTTAGCCTCTGAAACATTACACGCTTTTCATCAAGTTGATGAATTACAAGCTTTATCTTCATTAAAAGAACATGAGGGAGATACTAGAGATCACAGCATCTTTGATAATTATAGCACTTATAGAGTTATAGACAGGGACAATTATCAACCTGCTAAAACCACAATTACAGATGAATAATGAGTGCAAGATTAATTTCAAATTCAATTCCAAATTTATTGAATGGAGTTTCTCAACAACCTGATACTGTAAAGTTACCTAATCAAGCAACTATTCAAGAAAATGGTCTTTCAGATATTATTACAGGTTTAGGTAAAAGACCACCTACTGAACATATAGCAAAATTAAATAATGATACTTTAGAAAATTCTAAGGTACATATTATTAATAGAGATGCTAATGAACAGTATGCAGTATTAGTTAATAATCAAAGTATAAAAGTTTATGATTTAGATGGCACTGCTAAAACTGTAGTGACACCAGATGGATTGTCTTATTTAACTTCTAGTGATCCACAAAAAGATTTTAATTTAGTAACTGTTGCTGATTATACATTTATAGTTAATAGAACTATTCAAACAGCTAAATCAGGAACAACAGCTACAGCTAGACCAGATGAAGCAATATTTTATGTTAAAAATGGTCAATACAAAACGACTTATTCGATTGACATTGATGGATCTAATGTTGCTAGTTATACAACTTTAGATAATTCAACATCAGCTAATGCTAGTTCAATTACAACAGATAATATAGCAACTGAATTATATAATGATTTAGTAGCTAATTTATCAGGTTATACAATCAATAGAGACGGTTCTATTATTTATATTTCAAAAACATCAGGAACATTTACAGCAAGTGTATCAGATGGTTTAGGTGGTGATGGTTTAATTTTAGTTAAAGATAAAACAAACTCGTTTGCTGATCTACCATACAAAGGCTACACAGGTTTTGTTGTAGAAATTGTTGGAGATGGTGGTACTGAATTTGATAACTATTTTGTTGAGTGGGACGGAGACGCTTGGACAGAAACAGTTAAAGATGGTTTAGATAATTCTTTTGATGTTTCAACTATGCCACATCTTTTAATTAGAACAGCAGATGGGAATTTTAGATTTTGCAAAGCTGATGGTTCAACTTACACGGTTAGTGGAACAGATTATGAGGAACCAAACTTTGCCTCACGAACAGTAGGAGATGAGACTACAAGTCCTGATCCTACTTTCGTGGGAAGAAAAATAAATGATATATTCTTTTATAGAAATAGACTTGGGTTTTTATCAGATGAGAATGTAATATTTTCTAAAGCAGGTAAATTCTTTACGTTTTGGGCAACTACAGTAACTACAGCTATTGATGATGATATGATTGACCTTGCGGTTAGTCACAATAAAGTTTCTATATTAAAATATGCTGTGCCTTTCAATGAACAGTTAGTTTTATTTTCTGATCAATCTCAGTTTACACTAGATGCTGAAGAAATATTATCAGCAAAAACTGTATCTATTAATCAAACAACTGAATACGAAATTGATGATAGTGCAAAGCCTATAGGTCTTGGACAAAATATTTATTTTAGTATTGCTAGAGGTAGTTATGCAGGTGTTAGAGAATATTATGTTAACACTGATACAGATGTAAAAGATGCTTTAGATACTACAGTTAATTTACCGAGATATATCACGGGTACATTGACAGCTCTAAAAGGTTCATCAGCAGAAAATACTTTGTTTGGTTTTGCTTCAGGAGAAAGAAATTCATTATTTGTTTATAAGTATTATTTTGATGCTGGAACTAAAGCATTACAAAGATCATGGTCTAAATATAAATTTGTAGATACTGATGTAATTTTAGATGGTGATTGTATTCAAAACTATTTGTACTTTGTAATTAAAAGAGCTGATGGAACTTATTTAGAAAAGATGAACCTTAAAACAAATGAGGTTGATACAAATTTAGATTTTACAGTTTTATTAGATAGAAAAACTACACTAACAGGATCTTATGATTCAGCTACAAACAAAACAACATTTACATTACCTTATGAAGAAACAAATAGCATGGAAGTTGTTTTAGGTGGAGCTTGGTCTACTACTCAAAAAGGAAGAAATATACCAATAACAAACACTACAAACACTACTTTAGTTGTAGATAATGATTATTCAGCTAATCCTATTATTGTTGGTAGAAAATATACATTCAAATATCAGTTTCCTACTTTTTATGTAAGAGAGCAAAAAGCTACAGGAAACTCTACTTCAGTTAACACAGGAAGATTACAACTAAAGAATATGAGTATCATCTTTGGTGACACGGGTTTCTTTGAAGTTAATCTAACACCTTTAGCTAGAAGTACATCAGTTTATAAATTTACAGGGCAAGTATTAGGTTCGAGCACATTTACTATTGGTCAGCCTAATTTAGAAAGTGGAACTTTTAAGTTTCCAATACAATGTAAAAACACAGATACAGTTATATTCATATCTTCCGATAGTTACCTTCCGTGTAACTTTTTATCGGCAGAGTGGGAGGGAGTATTCTCTGTTCTTTCTCAACGAATAGTAACTTAATGAAAATAGATGAAATAGAAACTACAAGTAAACATATAAAACAATTAGCAAAAGATTTAAGACCAGAAGATGAAAGAGAAATAATTTCTAAAACTGGAACTACAAATCTTCAAAAGACTTTACTTAAAGGTTTTACAATGACTGATTATTGTAGATCTTTTTTTGTAGATGATGAAATTGTAGGTATATATGGAGTGGTTGCATCACTAGATGATAAAAATATTGGATCACCATTTTTACTTTGTACCCCTAAAATTAAAAAGATTAAAATTAAATTTTTAAGAGAATGTAAAAAAAGAGTACAGGAAATGTCAGATAAGTTTCCTGTGTTATTTAACTATATAGATAGCAGAAATAAACTTCATTTAACTTGGCTTAAATGGTGTGGTTTTCAAATCATTAATGAAAAGAAGTTTAATGATGTTTTATTCTATGGATTTTTAAAGGAGAAAAATAAATAATATGTGTACCCCAGAAGCGTATATAGCGGCAAGAGTATTACAAGGTTATACGCAGTATCAATCCGATAAAGCACAAGCTAAAACTATTAATCAAAATGCCGTATCAAAAGCAGAAAGATTAAGAGAAGAAGCTATATACACTGATAACTCTTTAATTAGACAAAAAGAATTAGAAGAAGATAAAACAATAGATCAAAAACTAACTATTAAAGAACAAGAATTAAAAACTTCTGGTACTGCTAGAACTCAATTCTTTGAAAATGGATTAGGTGGTAATTTATATAATACTGTACTTGGAGATATATCTAGACAAGCGGGCAAAGAAATAAATACAGTAGATATGAATTATGAGAATAAACTAAGATCCATAGCTACTGACAGATTAGCTTATAACAGAAGATACACTAATCAAATTTTAAGTTTACCTAGAGCATACAAACCTAGTTTCATGACTTATGCAATTTCAACTACTGTTGATATAGCGGGTATGTATATATCTAATCAGGCACCTTCTACCCCAAATACAGGAACAAACCAAATGACAACAGATCAATTTAAGGCATTTAGAAACTAATGGCTAAGATCAATACAGATTTAGGTATTAATGTAAGTTTACAAAACGCACCTACACCTAATCCTATAATGAATGTAGCCGAAGAAAGAATTGTAGGTAAAGGTAAATTTGAAGCTCTTGCTGATACGCTTGCACAAATTAATCCTACTATAAAACAATTAGCTGATAATAAATTAAAACAAGAAAACGAAAAGTCTTTTGAACAAGGTCAGGCTAAAATTAATGGAATGACCTTAGATGAAGCTCGTAAAGCTCATAAAGAAGGTTTTCCTGATGTATTTAATGGTTGGGCTAGATACGGGGCCTACAAACAGTATGCAAATAACTCTGTAGATAATTTTGTCCAAGATTTTAAAAATGATTATTGGACAAGAAGAAATGAGCCTAATTATAATTGGCAAGATCATTATAATGAATTTAGTCAAGGTTATTTAGCTGATAAAGAAGGTGATGAGTTTTTTGCATCAGCTTATAATCAAGGAACAACTGAATTAAGAAAATGGTTAAATGTTAAAGAGTTTGAAAAACAACAAGAAGATTTACAATATAAAGTAATTGGTAATACTTCTTTATCTATACAAAATATACCTACTAAAGTTGAAGAACAATTAGAAATAGCTTTTTATGAAGCTAATCCACCAATGACTTTAGGTAAAGATTATCAAGAAAAGAAAGCTAAATTCTTTCAAGAGAATATGTCTAAAACATTTAAAGATATGTTCTATAAGATTAAAGAAAATAGAAATCCCGCATTATCTTTAGCTGATTATGATGATATTGTTATTAATGAAGCTGAACTACACGCTAGTTTAGATGGTAGATTTTCAACTGAGTATATAGAGTTACTAACTACTAATAGACCTGATGGAGCTCCAGCAATTATTAATAATCCAAAATACCAAAAAAGAGTTACTGAACTTGTTGATACTTTAAAAGATTCTATAACTTTAAATGTTAATACAGCTAATTGGTTTAATGGTAATGTAGCAAATCTTTCTAAAACAGAAAGAACGGAATTAGGTAAAAATATCTTTGATAAAGAATACAGAATTAAAAAATCTCAAGGTTTATCAAATGCTGATGCTTTCTTAGCAACAACAGTTACATTAACAAGTGGTTTACAAAAGAATGAACCTGTAAAACAAATAGAAGATTTATTTTCTAAACCAGTAACAGGTCAATATACCGAAGATAACAAATTAGCTTTAGAAGTTTATTCTGCAATAGATAAAGCTGGCGTTGCAGGTATTTATTTTAAAGAAAATGATAAGAATAAATATTTATTTTATGTAGCAGATATTAAAATAAAAGCAGG